GGGGCGATAACTGGCGCTGCGATTGATGCACAAGACTGGAACGTTGACGGCTCTGGCGACCCAGAGTTGGCGATTAGGCGAGCCGTAATGGCCTTAAGGAAATCGGAGGGCAAACCGTGAACATCATGCAACTACCAACATTCGATGATTCCCTTGCTGACGCCGCCAAGCTGGCCGCAGTAAGGCAAGTAGTTGAGTTGGCTATGGGCTTCGCGGAGGAACAACTAGGCAAGGTTAAAGAGCCGCGAGAAGGGCAAGACGTAGCAACCGTCTATGCAATGAACACGGGCCTCCTAGAAGCCACTGTAGAGGTTCTGGTGGCGTATCTCGGGCAGATTGCGGGGACGGTTAAGCCTGACCCTGTTCCTGGCCTAGATGACCTCGACGAATGGTATGACCATGACGGCACACCGAATCCGAAAGGAGCCTATGACGCCGGGGGCCATCACTTCGCAGAACGTGACGGGAGGATTGGCTGTGACTTCTAAGTGGAAAAATCGGGACTACTGGCCTGTTTCATACCGTTGCGAACAGTGCGAACAGGTTAGGCGGGGGGAGCGTGACGAAGTGCGTTCCGTTCATTGGTTCTGGTTCAGCGCGCTGTTCATCTTGATCGTCATCGCACCGGCAATAGTGGAGTGGGTATCGTGAGCAATCCAAAAGAACTGATTGAGCTAGTTAAACAGCAGGAACCCCGGTTCCGTGAACTGGATATGGCTAACGGCCGCATTCTTGACTTTACTCAAGAGTGTCTATTCGCCCGGCAGCAAATCCTAAAAAACAATTTCACGCTGGAAGTTGCCGGGAAGAATCCGAACAGCTTGCAGGCCGCAATCCTGAATGTCGCGGCGATTGGCATCAGCCTAAATCCTGCGCTTTCCCATGCGTACCTTGTCCCGCGTGATGGGGCAATCTGTCTGGATATCTCATTCCGGGGTCTGGTCAAGATTGCCACTGACTCAGGCGCTATCCGCTGGGCAAAGGTGGAACTAGTCTACGCCGCTGATACGTTTGAGTGGTGCGGCCCGGCTTCGGCCCCTATCCACAAAGCTAACCCGTTTGCATCGAAAGAGGAGCGGGGGGAAATGATTGGCGGGTATTGCATCGCCAAACTCCCCGATGGCGACGTGATGACCGAGGTGATGAGCGCGGAAGATATCTACAAAGTTCGTGACACCTCGAAAGCGTGGAAGAAATCAGGCGGCCCGTGGAAAGACTGGCCTGATGAAATGGCTAAGAAAACCGTCATGAAGCGCGCCGCCAAGTCATGGCCGCAAACACCAAACAGGCAACGATTGGACACCGCCGTAGACGCCCTACACGAAGCGGAGGGCACGGCCTATACCATTGATGAGCATATCGAATACATGCGGCTAATACAGGCTGGCGACGCTGTAGGGCTGTATCTGTTCGAGCGTGGCAAGCCCGAGCAAGTGCGGATAGCCCTGTATAACTCATTCGACAAGGGCGAAAAAGTCGAGAACAAAAAGCGTGTTTCGGCTCTTGTTGCCAACGGGTATCAGAAGATTACCGAGTGGGGCGATATGCTCTGTGCATGTATCGACGCCGATGATGACTACGGTGCCAGGGAGATTCTGGACGATATCCCGCAGGCGGCAGTTGAATGGATTGTGTCGTCTCTCAATAACGAACGGCTCTCTAAACTTAACCAAATGAAGGAAGCTGTGTAATGAACGTATTTTGCTTTACCGGAAACCTGGGCAACGATTGCGAAGTTAGGGCAATCCCAAGTGGCGAAACCGTTGTTAGTTTCAACGTGGCATTCAAGGCGGGATATGGTCAAAAGGCGGTAACCAGTTGGGCACGTTGTTCCATGTGGGGCAAGCGTGGAGAAGCCGTTGCCCCGTATCTGTTGAAAGGCGCACAGGTAGGCATTACCGGAGAATTGTCCCTGCGGACGTATGACGATAAGACGGGAGCGAAGGCAACTAGCCTAGAGGTTCGGGTAAACGATTTGACCTTGCTTGGCAGTAAGCCCGCGCAGACTGCGCCGCAACCAGCATACGAAGATTCTAGTATCCCCTTCTGATATGACAAAGCCAAAGCCAAAATCCGAATGGGAACCCCGCTCCCCATTCGCCATGACAGACGCGGAGATAGCCGAGAGATTGGGAATCTCCCGCCAGCGGGTATCGCAGATAGCGATTGAGGCGATGGGGAAGATTCGTGCTGAGTTTGCGCGGCGGGGCGTGGTGGCTGGGGATTTTTACGACGTGGAGGGGTGATGGTCGATTTGGCTATGTGCTCAAACCACGCCTGCCCCTCGCGCACTAAGTGCTACCGCTACACAGCAAGACCGAATCCGCTGTGGCAGTCATACATGCACTTCGCGCCGCCGAACAAACGGAAACGGTGCGACGATTTCATACCGATCAGGAGGACGAAATGAGCATAGGGATATCTGCCGCGCTGGGGGCTGAGGTGGAGCGGCTGCGCGCCGAGCTTGCGGAGGCGAAGCGGGACGCGGAGAGATATCGCTGGCTGCGAAGGCCGCGAATCGGATGGGATGTGCTGCACCAAAAAGACGAGGACTCTAGGTGGATGGATTTGTGCGGCCAAAACCTAGACGCTGAAATAGACGCCGCTATGGCGGGAGGTGAGCATGGCTAAGTTGTGTGACCACGGCTACTTCTTGGAGGTGGCTCCTCGTTCGTGCCCTAAGTGCCGAACTGACATAGACCTCATCCAGCGCGAAGAAATCGCAGCCTTGAAGGCCACCATCTCCCGCCTGCGGGAGTATGCGCGCCATGACCCATCCTGCAAATCATGGGGACGTATTCCATGCCCATGTGACTGCGGCTACGACGCGCTGGCGAAGGAACTGGAGGTATCGAAATGAGCCTCGAAATAGATGAGTGGCGGCAGTACGCGAGAGATGCGGAGGCGGAAATACGCGCACTTACTACTGAACGTGACCGCCTCCGCGCCGAACTCGCCGAGGCGAGGAAGCCGGATTGCCGCTTTTGCGTCTTCCGGTTTCCACTTAAAGACACCTGCGCGATTGACGATTGCGTAGATGGCTCGCGTTACAAAGCATTCGAGCCGGCTGTTCTAGCCCCCCTGCGCCTGTACGAGAAGGAGGGGAAGGTATGAGTAACGGAAATGAGCCGGAATTTGCCGGGCCTGCTGAATGGCATCCGCTACATGGAATGCAGATTGGTAGCTCTGCCGGCCTCACCAAGCGCGAACTGTTCGCCGCGATGGCGATGCAGGGCTACTCTGCGAATCCTGCTTGCATCGACTGGCGAAACGCGGAGGTTGCGGCACAGGCTCGTGACCAGGCCGACCACCTTCTCGCCGCACTCGCTACCCCACCGGAGGAGCGCAAGCCGTGAGACTGCTGCGCCCCCACTCGTCCTTGCTGCCGTACTCGCGCACGTAGCGCGCGATCGCCTTGCCCAGCGTGAGGTGAGACACCTGCGCGGCGCGGATCACGTCCGGGTGCGTGAGCTCGTCCTCGCGCTTCAGCGCCCAGCGCTCCAGGGCCTTGCGGGTGTGGATGCGCCCGTCGAAGGTCTTGCTCTCCTCGTGTACGATCACGCCCGCGTGCTTGAGCCGGATGCGCACGGTGTGCGAGATGGAGCCGTCCTTGCGGCGGCGGGTGCGGATGGTGGCCATGCTGAGCAGATCCCGGTGGCGCAAAGCACGGTGCGCCACTTTTTGCGCCACTTTCACATGCTCTATTGTGCTGGATCATGCCAAATCATGCCGCATCATGGAATAGCGGAACGGGGAAGAATGCAGGGGAATCAGGAAGTTACCGCAAAATCAGCAGCTTACCGGAGCCATAAATTCTGCGTCGCGCCGATGATGGATCGGCGCGACAAAGCGGGTTTTTCCTCGTAAATTCAGCGCGTTGCGGAGCCGGCGCGAGGTGCTTGTGCCACTCTCGCGCCAGCGGCGGATCAAATAAGCGCCGAGAAATCCGAAACCATTGTCGAATCCCATCCCGCCGACTTGAATATCACCAACGCCTCGCAATCAAGCGGCGCAGGGAGGCTAGCCCCGCTGTTGCGCGCGCCGAAATACAGGGGCACGTTGGAAGCATGGCCGCTTTCTGCGCTGGTAGATCCACCGCTTCGAGATACGAAGCTGCCGTTATCGTGCAGCCTGGCCCGATCAGCTGCCGTAGATTGTGCGGCATCTATAATCCCGCCGAAAACATTGCCGTTTGGATAAGACCCGCTAAACAACCCGGTATGGTCTGACGAAGGCATATTAAGCGAAACGACAAACTGCCCTCCGCTTGTGGTATCCCACCACATGCCGAAGCAATTCAGATTGCTGCCATAATCAGTCGATTGCTCCAGTATCATGGCAATCGCAGCCGTTGATCGCAGTGTTCCCCTCATGAACATCGCGATCCCGGACACTGTGCCAAGATTATTTGCCGTTACGAATCCATCGTTAGACCCATCAAAAACCAACTGCGTGTCGTAGGTTCCCGCATTGACTATACGGGGCTGATTTGCTGCCGTGGATTGCGACAGGTTATTACCTCCGCCACCCTGGTCATACCAAGTCACAACATACGCGCTGTTTGCGCCGACGAATGACGATAGGGCCGATGTGTCTAATGTGTCGCCAGTAAATCCGATGTCCTGCTCTGAATCATCGCTGCTACGTCGCACCCTAACAGCAGCCCCGCTATATGCCGCCCGCAGTTTGTTTACAGAATACCCGCCCCATATCCCGGAATAACCATCTAGAGCAAGGGTATCCCCTGACGATTTGCAAAGTAATGCCTGTACTGGCCCGCTCATCAGGTAAGCCCCGATCCACTAATAATCCACACAGTGCTAGTAACCTTGACCGCCGTGGCGACTCCATATGACGCTAGCGCCCTGGTTCCGGTTGCGCCAGTCCCCGCTAAATACATAGTGTCCGTGGTGATGGCTATACTTGCCGCGTTAGTAGAGTCAAGATTGATAAACGTTATGCTTGTGCCAATACCGAACGCAACAGAACTGTTGGCAGGTATAGTGTACGTATCGCCTGCACCTGATCCGGACGCATGATAAATATGTTTCCCGGCATCAGCCGCTACTAGCGTGTAATTGCCAGTCTGTGCGTTTTGAGGAATACCACGGAACCCGGCCAGTGTTGATGTAAGGCCGTCGCCTTGGACAATAGCCGCCGCCTGCGCAGCCGTCAGATCCTCCGGAGCGCCCGTTCCAGCGGTAGTCCTGCCCTTTATTGTCTGCGTCGCCATGTCGGCAATAACCGCAGCATCGGCAAGCGTCGTGCGCTTTGTCAGCCACTTGGTAAGTGTGACCGACTCCCCCGCCGAATCATCGACAATAACATCTCCGTCAGACCCGCCAATCGTCATCTTTGCTGCGGTAAGTTCAGTGATTACCCCTGAGTTAATGTTATTGGCGGATGACCCAGTAAATCCGGATACATATACAGAATCGCCAACGGTAAACCCTGCCGTTAAAAACCCGGAGCCGGAATCGTTATAAGAATTATCTGACGCCAGCGCGCTAATGGTTGCCGCCGTCATTGTCACGGTCGTTGAAAGTTGCGCAACCTCTATCTGCTCCGTTCCTGCGATTGATGACGCCGCCGTCATCTGAGATATTCTAGTTCCCACGCTTAACCCTCCGTCAATCTGGTGTCGCCGTCTTCCGTTTCCCGGTCAATGTCCGCTTCATCGGACCTAACGGTAGACGTTTCGCTTTCGTCTACTTCCTCGTCTACCCATAAATTGCTTTGCTGCGATGAATAGGTCGAACTAGGAAGCCCAAATACGTCTTCTACAAATGAAACCGTTATAGTTCCATCCGTCAGTGTTCCATAATCTATATCTATCACTCGGCAAACAACCGATGTCAGCCCAAGCTTTGTCCAACTCAGCTTAAAAACATCGGCAGGAGTGATAGACCACGCGGAACGGTTGACGCGGATTTGTCCTCTGGCGAGAGGAACAGATCGCGATTTCAAATCACGCATAGCTGCCCGGCTAGCTGTCGCATGCCTGGACATACCGGGGTATTGGATTGTCTCGTTCACTACACCTGATTGCGATTGAATAACTGCTAGGTTTTGGACTGTTACCAATTCGTCTTTGTTCGTTGCCTTGTCTCGATAGACTACTGACACCTCGCCTATCAACTCGCCATAACCTGCCCGCTCGAATGATTCCAATGCAACTATATTCGTTTCATCATATGTGTCTAGCGACCCAACGGTATAGTCCGCACGAAGCGGCTTTAGTTGGATTTTCCCGGTCGTCTGGTCTACCGCTAAGATTGCCCCGGCGTGGTCAAGAATCTCCGCAATGAAGTCCTCGACCTTAGACTGACGGTTCCACATCAACGAAAGCCCAAGACCCTCGCCATAGAACGTATCAGCCGCAGCACGGAAATTAGTATCATCTATGATAGATGAGGAATACCCCATACCCCATTCAGGGTTAGTGATGGCTTCATAGATGATATGCGCGGGGTTCATGTCCCCGGTGGTAGTTGGCCCTGTAACTGTCGCATACGCGCCAGCATAAAAATAATTATTCGTAGTGATCGCCGATGATTCAGAGACAACAAATATGAATGTATGCGACCCAGCGGCCAAATTGATTGCGCCATCGGACAGCCACATCCCGTTCCATACTAGCGGAAGTGGAGTGCCGTCCATGCTGGCGACTACATCGTTGTCGTGCTTGATCTTGACTGTGAACGTACTAGCAGCAGATAGTGAAAACGTTTTCTTTATCCATATCCTGCGCTGAGATGCCGAGTCATCAATTATGGTGTTTGGGACTCCAAAACCAGAATCACTATGCGGATGTGCTGCGTCAGCAAATGGCCCCTGCCCGCTAGTCCACGATCCTGAGCCGGTGTAGTCCGTAGCGTCTGACGTAATGGTAAGGATATAGTCAAACGTGGCATCTGACGCGAAAAGCGATGTCGTTGATATTGTCGTTTCGCTTTCCAATACCTCCGCTGTTTCAGGATACCAGCACGAATCAGAATACCATCCGCTCATGATGCGCTTAACCTTGAACGCCCACGGCTTCACATAGGTTGTGTTTGCGCCTATGTATCCCTGTTGAAAGACAAAACCCAATACTCCTCGATATGCGGGCATGGGTGTTCCGAGCTTTCCAACAAGGTATGCGTTAGCCGACTGCGCTGCCTCGCCCATCATGACAGCCAGCGTTCCGGAAACTCCACCCTCTTTTTTCTTACCTCCAAACAGACTGCTATTAGATATAGTGATGCTTCCGGACGTTGTTGCACTACCTGTCCAGGCTTCGCGGTCTGCAACCAGTATCTTTGACACTGAATCCACAGGCCCATGACAAACAGCGAAATGCAGGCCCATATAGTAATATCGGTACTTCACCCCATTTTGCGTTTGGGTGTCTACCATCAAATCACCGTACCAAACAACGTTTGGCCCGGTAACTGTTACCTCGCCAAATACGACAGGTATTGGCCTGCCAGACTCGGCAGTTGGTACATCAAAGTCTTCTAGCGATGGGGGCTTTGACTTTGGCGGTTTTGGGGCGAGCGCGTAGGAGATTAGCGTCGTTATGACGAGAATCGCAAGCTGAACCCAGAATGCCATTTAAAACACCGGATCAATAAAAGGATTCTTTGTAGGAATCCAAGGCCAGCCGCCATAATTTGCGGAGTTTGAAAATGTCGTGTCACATGTTGTCAGTGTATGGTCGCAGCCTGGATATATCGTCACTGCATCGGATGTTGCTATCCCGACAAACGCTTGCAGCAATGTAAGTGCTGTGCTGCTGTGCGATTCGATGAACCGTCGTTGCGTGTCGCCAGCGTCGTCAACCCATTCCACGAAGCCACCGGAATAGTTATAAGCGCCGATAGAGCCAACCGTCAGCGTTACACCAGATATCGCGGAAACCGTTGTTGCGTGGTCAAAGTCTGTTTTGCTTAGTCTGCATCCTGACGCACCATAGAGAACATGCGGGCATGCCTTCCCGTATATCCTCCGGAGTCCGGTTCTGGCGAGCGAGACAGTAATAGGCTCGCAATTCAATTCTGCTGTTGCTCGGTTAAATGCACAGCCTAGAACGCGCCCCATCCATGCGACTACTACTGATGCTGTATCACCACGGTGAACGCGCCTAACTGTAAGCGCAACCGCTTCTGTTGGCGGGGAGACTCTGAACAATTCTGCAACTGCAAGGCTTCGAGGCATTGTGAGCTTTAACGAATTGCGCGCCTGTTCCTGCGATGCCTCAATTGCGCTGCGACCAATGGCGGCGCTTGTATAGGTTACATTCGGAGAAACAGACGCATCGGTATAGTCCGATTCTCTGGACGTATACCGCCACACCGATGAACCATATGAAAACGTGTATAACTCTACTGGAGCGCCGGATTGAACGCTTATTTCTTGAGCCGCGTAGGTCACGGAATAGGCACCTCATCGCAACTTACAAGCACAGTAGCTCTGCGCGGGTTAGAGTGGACAAACTCTATTCTGTCCTGGGCCAATCTGCACAGATGTATCAAACACGCACGCTCTATATCGGAGGTGCTGATATTCACACCGGCGGCAGCGGACAGGGTTAATACTTCGTTTGCTCCTGACACGGCAACAGATGTGAAGCGGAAGTAATGCAACACGCCAGCGGTCGTCCTGACCATAATGTCGCCGGTTTCATAATTCGTGTTTAGGCCAACAGCGAGAACGGTGATTGTTGTCCCTGCCGATGTGATATTGGCTTGAACAGATAAACCAGTAGTCCACTCAGGAACCCAAAACGCGCCCTGTTTTCCCCTAAGATAGTGTGCGAATTGACGTAACGCCCACAGGGCGGTTTGCGTGGTAGTTACCCACCCTAACGCGAATGATTGCGCTGGTGCGCTTTGCTGTGCATCAAATGACGGGCCGGCAATTCCGTTATCTACCTCATCATATGGGAGTTGAACGCGCTCACTGATAGACCCTGCGCCAATTACCGCTGGGTCATCAATAACAGGATATGTCCTATGAGTGGTTGAATATAGAGATGCGTTTGATAAGTCCTCGCCGTCATGCGCCAGGAATTCAACCGATGCATTTACGTATGCTTCGACACTTCTGGACACGTCCATGCCGCCTATGCACTTGGCGGTTATTGCAGGCATAACTAGAGCGCCTGTGTATGCCCTCGTCGTAGCCGATACCGTAAGCGTGGAGCCAGATTTGTTACTTATGGTGACTGACTCATATGTTTCATCATCGGCCCACAGGATCGCCTCGCCACCGATACGGTAATCGCTAGTTGTTGTGTCAACGGTAAGCGTGGTTGCACCTATCAAACAAGTGATGGATTGATTTTCGTGCCATAGCGGGACAGTCCAATCTGCTACCGCACTGGAAAACATCATCATGCGGGCGCGCTGATATTGGCGAGGACTAAATATATGCGAGAAGTTAAGCCGTTGACGAGGGATATAAGTAAGGGCTATCCGTTGTTCCGCAGAGTATGCGCGGATTACATCGGAACTAAACTCTAGCCCTTCCAAATACTCATCGGTAGGACAGAACGGCCAAATCATCGGGCGCTAATCTGGCGAATGGAACGTCCATTACGGCTAACAATATTCATTATTGCTTTTTCTCCAGCAGATGACCCAGCCCAATCGTCAAACAAAGCCGGGTCAACGGAATTTATAATCCGAATACCACCATTGTCTGCGCTTCTTCCAGTGTCGAATATTTTAGCCGTATCCATTCTGCTAGTGACATTTGCCGGTCCAGTAATAATCTCCGGGCCTTTTTCTCCGGCAATTGCCCATGATCCGGAAGGAACAGAACCTCCGGAATCTTTTGCCCCAGCAAATGATGATGCTAGTGAAGAAATCCACCCAACGCTAGAATTTGCACCGGCTCCAATCATCTTTTGAAATATCGCAGCCGCTACAGCTTCTGCCGCCATCCTACGCAGGACGTTTACAAAGTCGAGCGCCATTTCCTTAACGCTCCCGCTAAACGGGTCGAACAGGAAGTCTGCAAACGCGGATTGCATGTTCTGCGCTGCGGCTTTGGCAAACTCGGACATCTCGTTAGTGTTGTCCTCAAAGCTGGCGAGGATGGCATCGGAGTGCGCCATATAAGCGTCAACCTGGGAAAGCTTGTATTCGTTGATTGCCCTCATCTTGTCTTCGGTTTTCTTCTGCTGCGCCTCGGCTTCATCAAGCAACAAATCAGAATGCGCCATTAACGCATGGGCGTAGTCCAGATCCTTACGCGCATCCTTTTCTCGCGTACTGGATTTCTTCTTGGTTCCAGTTGAGAACACAGGAGCCGCCGCCTTTGGCGCAGATATGGACGTTCCGGAAGCACCAGACGGTTGACTGCGGTCTATCGTTCCCTCGCCAATCTGGATGCGCCCGGTAGTCATGAACTCCCAATTGGCGCGCATCTCCCTGAGTGGACTACTGGTTTATCTGTTCAAGCCAATATCACATCGGCAGGGACAACAATCACCGTTCTCGCTGTTGGCCTAAACACGAATTATGAAACCGGCGACATTATGGTCAGGA